GGACCTGACGCTTCGGCGCTTCGCGGTCAATCTGTAGGGATCGTTGCAGCTCCGGTAACTCGCCTTCAATTTCCTGCAAGCGTGTAGAGGCTCCCGCCATTGTCGCCTGCAGCTCCTGAAGCTGTGGTTCATACTGCCGGTAGTTGGTCTGCAACTGGCTGTACTGAGCGCTCAGGGCGTTGTAACTGTCGAGGTTGGCCTGGGTCTTGTTCGCCTGAAAAGCGTCATAGGCGGCTTGTACGGTATCCTGAAAGGCCACCGCCTGATCATAGGCGGTCTGGTAGTCCGGGTAGAGTTTCTGATACGCTTCCTGTGCGGAGCGTCCCGATTCCTGCAGTTGCTGGAACTCACGCTGACGCTGGCCTAGCGTGGCTCTGGGGTTGAAGTCAATTGAGCGGGCCATAGCTTTCCGGGGTGGGGTGTTTGACCCAGAAGTCAAAGGGGTCGAAGGTGCCGTCTGAGAGACTGCCCACGGCTACAGAAGGTCTGGGCTGGAAACTGTTCGTGATGGCGTATCTGAGGCTCTGTGCGGCATACCGGGTAGCACTCATCAAGTCATCGGCCTTGCGCACAATCTTGCCGTCCTTGCGGTGGTACATCCGAAACTCCTGAAACCAGGTGTCGAGATGATTGAAGACCTTGAAGCGCCCCGTCTGCATCCGCGTCAGTAGCGCCATGATCCCCGGCTCCACCGCGATCCCCCCTTCCGGGTTGGTGAAGTGGCTTCCTAGAAAGCGAATCCCTGCCCGCCGGTACTGTGTTGCTAGCGCTTCGCCACTACCCTTGTCATGGATACTACCGTCATGCGGCCAGGCTACCGGAATCCAGGGGCCTCTGTGCTTGATCGCTTCGGCGTGCTGCAACATCCCAGAGCCCTTCTCGCGATAGGCGTCATACAGGTACACCGTGTCGGTGTCCCGGTCATGAGCCAGCCAGACACAGGCGGTGGGGTGGTCAAAACCAAAATCAATTCCCGCAATCCGCGCCCAATGCTCTGGAATCGGAAAGGCCGGGCAACTGATGTTGTCTTCCGGTACTGGGAACACTTGCCCTGAACCCAGCATCGGGATGCCCTTGGAGCGCATCAACCGCTCATGCGGAGGCAACGCTGCCAGGATCTCTTCGCGTACCTCCAAACTCAGGTGAGGCGCATCATCCCAAGTCGCCTGAATCAACGACTGACCCGCCTTGCGCTCGTTTAAAAACATGCCCACCACGCCGGTCACGCCATTCTCTGGCGTAAAGGTCAACGCTACCGGACCTCCAGACTTCAGCGTAGAACGCAGCGCCTGGCTATAAATCTCCTGGGGTGGCTCCTCATCCAGCCAGACATAGTCCACCGCTACCCCCATCCAGGCCGCTGGACCCGAATCATAACTCTTGAACTGTAAGCGGCTGTTACGACCACTGACATGCTTGATCAGCGCGAAGCCAATCGCATTCGGTACGCCGGGGTTGCGCTCTGTCTTGATAATCAAGTCCCGTGGAATTGCACCGGTCCCAAACGCATCAGGATCGCCTGACTCCCCTAACAACTCCGCTTGCACGATGTCGCGGGTGGCGTAGTGGCTCTTGCCTGCACACCAGGCTTGAATCGGCCTCTCAAAGCGCACACCCTTCCACCAATCCGGGTAAATCCCCGTCAGGTGATAGGCCACTTCCATTGCACCGGAGTAGGTCTTGCCCGTCTTGTTACCGGCCATCAAACAGCGCTGCCGCGCCCGGTTGCCCTGATCGTCCAACGCCTCATGGAAGCGCAACTGAAACGGGTAGGGCTCATAGAAGTCAAAGGCCCTGGTGCGCCGCGTCTCTTCGTACAAGTCCCGTAACTTCAGTACCTCATCCACCTCTTCCAGCCATTGCTGCTGAACGTAGGCGTCCGCCTCTTCGTTGCGTGTCATTTCTTTTTGGTGGGCCCGTACTTCTTGAGACAGCGCCCTGCCGCCTTACACTTGCCCGGTGACGGGCACTTCGCACAAACCTTGAACGGCTTCTTGGTCATTCCTGGCATCACTTCCCCTTTCGCTTGGTACGTTTGGCAGTCTTGGCACTGTCCCTAAAGGCTTTCGCTGTCGGTGCCCCCTTCGACCCCGGTTTGCGCATACGCTCCTTGGAGCCTGCTTTGATTCGCTTCCGCTTGGCGTGTATATTCGCGTACAAGCCCTTCTTTTTCTGCATCCAACAACTCCTTGTGGCGTTTGTCTGATAAAGCCCAGCGCTCCTTCCTGTCGGCTAAGAGCGCATCCCGCAACGTCTCCTGAATGCTGTGGCGGTACCAGGCCGGGATACTCGCGCTTGGGGAAATCATCCCCTGGTTCGCCTGCAGCTCCCGCAATAGAAAATCAATCTCCAAAGGGCTCAGGTTCACAATCATCGCTCAAGCCCCAAAAGGTTTGGAAGCGCAGCTTGGGCGAGACTCCGAAGATCCACCCTATCGCTTTGACTCATAGGCTCCTTCGCTCTGCGTGGAGTAGTGGCAACTACATGTTGTGGCGGACCCGATAGCTTGGGTATTCCCTCAGAAATTTTACCCGCCAAACCTAATCGCCGTGACGCTTCCAAAATCATCAACAGTCCCACATCTTGCGGGACCAGTAGTTCGCACTCGTTCTGTCCGTCTTGCCCTTGATGCCGCCAGAGCGCGCACAGTAGCTCTTCTTGCGACCAGGCTGATCCTTCTTGATCGACATCTTCGGATCACCAAACGCTACCCGCACCACGCGGCCAGCATCGTTCTTGACAAAGACCTCAAACTTCTTGCGCCCACCCGGTGTGCGCCTCGGCTTGTTCAGCGTTACTTTTTTGCCGCGATACTCTGCCATTCGCCATCTTCAATGTCCGGTTGCTGTTTCGTACCAGGCGCCTCTTCCAAGGGCTCCAGGTCCTTCGGCTGTAAGCCCAAAAGCCTCGCCCCAAACTCATCACCCAGGCGCTGTCGTACCTCCGCCTCAATCTCCTTCGGCGTCCGCTTGACCTCCGCCGTTACCTCCACCCGGTCGGTTGGCTTGAAGCCCGCTCTGTCCAGAATGTCCTTCGCCGCTTTGTAGCGAGCGTTCGGATCATCACAGTCCAACAGGCTCACTAACGTCGCCATCGCCTTGTGGACATTCTCATCCAGCTCAATGCGCGTCTGTAGCGCGATCTGATCGGCCCGACGCTTGCGCTCCGCATCGAACGTGTTGCGGCTCATGCCCAGCGCTGCGGCCTTCTCCGCTAACGTCCCAGGGCCCATCACACGGCGGACAAACTCTACGCTGTTGATGTCCTGACCGACTACGTCGATCATCGGCTTGGTCTGGGCGCTACTTGCGCTACGTCTCGGCATGTGCTTAACTCCTGTTACGCCATAAGCCAAACCGTACTTTCGCCGCGAAAGCAAGGCGTACCGTAAGGGGCGCCATGGGGCGGGGATGGTTACAGAGAGTAGCTCCGCAACTCGCGGATCGCAGCCAACTCCATCGGCAAGCCGTCAAAGTCTTCGGCAGCGCCTAGCCGTGAAGCCACCAGCGTCACTACCGACTCCGGTAGGTCGTACTCGTCCGATAAGGCCAAAAGGTAATCGGCGCGGGAGGCAAAGCCGTGTTCGGTGTAGGGATTCATTTTCGGCTCCGTTTGGGGGAGTGGATAGACCTACCAAGCATCGACGCCGCGTTTTGTGCCCCCGTACCCCTCGAATGGCCGCTAAGTAGGATGCCCGATGCCGCATAAACACTGGGCTGGCGGCGAATGGCGATAATCTATATGTTCGATAATGTTACGAATCAAACTCATCGAACCCAGTAAACATGCGGGCTAGCGGCGAAATCAACTTTTATCAGGGCGAGCGAATGACCGCTTTTCGGCTGTGTGAAAATCACCACAACCCCAGCATTTACCTACCTTGACAGGGCTCCCGCCCCAAAGCGCATTAAACGATGCCAGTCGCGCCAGTCTCATGAGGGCGTGGCGTGATGCCATGCAGTACACGCAAAAAGAACTGGCAGAGTTGTGCGGGTTTTCAGAAACGCACATCAGCCTGTTGGAGTGTTCGCACACAAAGATTTCAGACCGAACACTCAATCAGCTGGCAATGATGTTTGCGATTCATTCACTACCTCCTGACGCACCCGTCAGCATCCTGCAGGACATGCTCACGCCACAATCAGTGCTGGATCGCAGGGCGAAGGCGCAGGCGCGATTAGCAAAACGCATGGCGAAGCGCTCCAAAACTTCGAAGCGGAAACGCTCCAAACCGCGCAATCCTCGCCAAAACAATCCATCCAAGCCTTGAGCAGATTATCGGCATCAGGTTTGACCTGATGTGGTTTGCCGTCGTGCGTCTGCTTTTTGCGCTTTGACCAACTACGCGGCATGGGCAGGTAAAACTGCACGCTGAAGCGCTCTGAGAGCGTCACGCCCATTGCCTGTGCTTGAGCCCGCACAGCGTCACGGTATTCGAAATACTTGACCACACACGATCTACGTCGCCAGCGGTCAGCGTGCGTCATGCGGGGAGCGGCAACCGGCACGACGTTGAAACGGTAGGCGGGCATTGTTTTACCTTATTATATACGCACTGCTGATGTTTTTACTTGCTTTCATACGCAATGCGTATTATTTTGGATTTGTGCTGGCAATCACGCCGGCGTTTTTCTAACTCAAACAAGGACACAACATGCGAAGGAAACCTAGAATGCTGGTTGGCTGCGAGTCGTCGGGCACCGTGCGCGATGCGTTTGCACGTCTTGGCTGGGACGCTTGGTCGTGCGACCTGCTACCGGCAGACGGTCAGCACATTCAGAACGATGTTACCAAAATTCTGCTTACTGATACTTGGGACCTGATGATCGCGCATCCGCCCTGCACCTACTTGGCGGTGTCGGGCATGCACTGGACAACACGCGGCTTTCGTCCGAAGCAACTGACCGAAGACGCTCTCGACTTTGTCCGCG